GAGCTTCAGTATGCTGTACCAATAGAGCATGCTGATGCTGTTGGTAATATCTTAAAGCTTGCTGCTATTGATGCAGGTAAAGAACTGAGGTTAAACATTCAAGTAGATGCGGATTATACTATTGGTAATACATGGTCGGACACACACTAAGGAATAATAATATGACTGAAAGATTAGATTTATATATAGCAGGACCTATGCGAGGATATCCTCAGCATAACTTTCCCGCATTTCATACAGCTGCTAGAAAATGGGGGGGTAATCCAGCTATCGGAACTGTTTATAATCCTGCTCAGATGGATGAAGATGATGGGTTTGTTGGAACAAGTATATCTCTTGATGGAAAAGATCACTTGAAAGCATGTATGCAAAGAGACCTCATGGCTATACTAAAGTCAAATGCTATGGTTATGTTGCACGGTTGGGAGAAATCAGATGGAGCTAGGGTAGAGCATGCCCTTGCTGTCTATCTGGGATTGGTAATTTTCTATGAAAGCTGAAGTAAGGATATGTTTTTACAACTCAATCAGATTACAAGGCTGGCGTAAATATGTTATTGGTTTAATGCAATGGACTGAGCATACTCATGTACATCTTGAGTTAAGGTTTAATGCATATAAACTAATATTAATTACTGTTGATGGATCAAAACCAAGGGTCGTAAGGTTGGGGCTAAACAAGAAATTATTTGGTGTTGATCCTTATGCTCAGATATCCATGGGTATTATAAACCTAAGAGAAGATGCCTTTGAGTGGGTCTTAGCTTATCCTGAGACACATCACTGGGCTTTGATATGGTATCAAATCCTTAGATATTTTAATAAAGAAGATAAGATTAACATCCCACCTACATGCACAACATTCGTTATAGATTTTCTTAATGTACATCATAAGAATTTCCCAAGACTTTTTTCACCTAAACAATTATGGAGGTATCTTTATGATGGTAGTTATGATTGGAGGTAAGGCACGTGTTGGTAAAACAACTGTGGCTAATTGGTTTAATAAATACTTATATGAAAAAGGATATTCACCTGTCAATCTTTCTTTTGCTGAGATACTGAAGAAGGAAGTTGAACTTACTGGACTAACCAAGGAAAAGAATCCTGAAGAATATAGGATTGCTTGTCAACTACTTGGCTCTAGTAAGCGTAAAGAAGATCCTGATTACTGGGTAAAGAAGTTTGCTGAGAGATTAGCTACTATTAAATCACAGGATACTGATAACTTAGAAGTCAACCCTAAGCAGTGGCATGAGAAGTGTGTTATTGTAGATGACTGCAGGTATTTAAATGAGGTTGGTTATGGTCGTAAGATTGGTGCACTAGAAGTTTTTGTTGCACACGGTACACGAAAGTTAATTGACCATACTGGTGAGTGGCGAAACCATGAGTCAGAAGATATGGCAAACAAAATAGAAGAAGGTAATGTAGATTATCAAGAAATGTTTCACTACAGAGTATTAAATAATGACACTGAAGTTAAATTTAAAACAAAATTAAATGAACTGTTTGATGATTGGCTTGAGTATTTACAAGATGACGACAAGTATCTATGTACTTGTGTTGCTTGTGTAGCACAACGAAATGACATAGCAATCTCAAGTGATGCTATAGAAAATATAATTAAAGCTTTACATAAAGAGCTTAGAGAGGATGATGATGACAACGATGATGACGATAGAGAAGATGCCTGAGGTAGCTGTGCTAGATGGAGACATCATAGCCTATAAGGCTGCCTTCTGGGCAGAGACAGAGGGGGTTGACGAGCTTGAGAATCGTATCATACATGATATCAAAGCTTGGACACCTAAGGGTGTGGACAAGGTGTATGTAGCTGTGTCTTGCCCTAGGTCTGATAACTATAGACGTAAGATATGGGAAGCATACAAGCGACACAGGGATGACGGCAGTCGTAAGGTACCTGAGTGCTTAGGCTTGGCAATCGAACTTGTAACTAAGACTAACAAGTTGGATATCCCTACTTTGGAAGCTGATGACATTATGGGTATGATGTCTAGTGGGTTTAAGGCTGTCGCTGTAACCATAGACAAGGATCTCCGATCAGTAAGGGGATGGCATTGGAACCCCGACAAGGAAGAAGCACCTGTGTTGTTAGACGCTCAGACAGCTGAGTATAACTTCCATAAGCAATGGCTTATGGGGGATACGACCGATAACATACCTGGAGTATGGAAGTGTGGACCTGTAAAAGCAAGTAAGATACTGGACTCAGTTCAACCCCAGTACTGGACTGAAGCTGTCTTAGCCACCTATGACAAATCTGTGGATGCTTATGGGTGTATTTATGGGTATGAATACGCTGTTAAAATGGCACAATGTGTGCGTATTCTCCGTAATGGAGAGTATAATAAAGATACGAAACAACCAATTCTATGGAAACCTTACTAATAGTTGGGGCTATAGAATACAACCAAAGGGATACTGATGATAAATAATAGTTATACTGCGGATACAAATACGTTTGGTTCACCAACAACACATGAAATTTATACCAACACTTATGTAGGTGATAAGGTAAGGATTGCCTTAGCTCCTACTGCGGTTGCCCCTGTATATCAGACAGCGGGGTCTGTTGGGTCAGACCTAAGTTGCCTAGATCGGGTTGCCTTGATGCCTAATCAACCTGTTATGGTTGACACAGGTGTCTTTATTGCTTTACCTCAGGGTACAGCAGGACTGGTTTACCTTCGGTCATCCCTTGCTTTACAAGGCATTGTCCTGTGTAATGGCGTAGGAGTTATTGATCCTGACTACCGTGGTACCATCAAAATGTTACTTATGAATACCTGTGCTACAACAATCGTCTTTAACAAGGGTGATCGCCTAGCTCAATTGGTCATCACACCTGTTATCACCCCTCAGTTTACAGTAATGACAGAGTTAGATAACACAAATAGAGCTAGTGGTGGCTTTGGATCGACAGGTATATCATGAATACCTTTCAAGAGTTCATTGCCCTTAGTCGCTATAGTCGTTGGATGCCCGAACAGGGAAGACGAGAGACTTGGGAAGAAACTGTGGATAGGTGGTGGGATTACTTTACAACGAAAGCTCCTGCTCTTGCTGAGAGATCTGATATCAAGTATGCTATTTTAAACCTTGAAGTCCTCCCCAGTATGCGTGGTCTTATGACTGCGGGTCCTGCGTTGGACAAGGATAACACAGCCCTGTATAATTGTGCTTACATGGAAATCAATACACCATCCTCATTCAGTGAGTTGATGTATATCCTTATGTGTGGCACAGGAGTAGGATACACAGTTGAAGGACGATGCATCCATCAGTTACCTGTTGTACCTAATGTGATTACCAAAGATTGGGATAACGTTATCTATGTGGCTGACTCAAGGGAAGGTTGGTGTGACGCACTGCGTACACTGATCGACAATCTTTACAATGGTATTCACCCTAAGTGGGATGTCTCCCTTGTACGTGGATCAGGTGTTCGCCTCAAGACCTTTGGTGGTCGGGCAAGTGGACCTGCTCCCCTAGAAGAAGTGTTTCGATATGTAACACAAACTTTCTATAAGGCTAAGGGACGTAATCTTACGGCTCTTGAATGCCACGACATCTGTTGCAAGATTGCACAGTCTGTCATTGTGGGTGGTGTGCGACGATCAGCTATGATCTCGCTCAGCGACCTCAGTGACCGTGAGATGGCTACTTGCAAGTCAGGGGCATGGTGGGAAGCCTCCAGTCACAGATCGCTTGCAAACAACTCTGCGGTCTACAATGACCGCCCAAGCATGGGACAGTTCATGGAAGAGTGGACTGACTTATACAACTCCCATAGTGGTGAGCGTGGTATTGTTAATCGTAAAGCTATGACTGATTTAGCACACAAGGCAGGACGAGATACTAAGTATTCCTTAGGAACTAATCCTTGCTCGGAGATTATTCTCCGTCCTATGCAGTTCTGTAACTTGTCTACCGTAGTAGTACGTGAGACAGATACAATTGAAACACTCAACAGGAAGATTGAACAAGCTACTGTTATTGGAACAGTTCAAAGTATGTTTACCTACTTCCCATATCTCAAGCCTGAGTGGAAGAAGAACTGTACAGAGGAACGATTGCTTGGTGTGTCAATGACTGGTATCTTTGATAACAAGTTGATGTCAGGTAAGGAAGGATCAGCTAAGCTTAAGTACACCCTAGAGGTGCTCAAGGAGACAGCTGAATATACTAACCTTACGTGGTCCACTCGACTTGGTATTGAACCCAGTAAGTCTATCTGTTGTATCAAGCCTGAGGGTACTACTAGTTGTCTAGCTAACTCATCGAGTGGGCTGCATCCTCGGTACTCTGAGTTCTACTTCAGACGTGTACGCATTGACAAGAAGGATCCTTTGTATCAGCTTATGAAAGATCAGAACATTCTTGTAGAAGATTGTGTAGTTAATCCTGCGTCTACTGCTGTGCTTACGTTCCCTCAGAAAGCTCCAGTAGATACAACAACCTCCCTCAGCCTTGGTGCTATGGAACATCTAAAGTTATGGATGGACTATCAACAATACTACTGTCATCACAAACCAAGTATCACGGTATCATATACTGAGGATGAGTTTCTTGAAGTAGGTAATTGGGTATGGAAAAACTTTGATAAGATTAGTGGTATTGCTTTCTTACCTAAGTCTGATCATACCTATGCTCAAGCTCCCTTTGAAACCATTGATGCTAGGACATACAACATGACACCAAAGATTGCAGTTGATTTCTCTCAACTGATGAACTATGAAATGACTGATTCAACAACATCATCACATGATCTAGCTTGTTCGGCTGGAGGATGTGAGTTAAAATAAGGAACATATGGCTATTAAGTATAATATGTATGGGTCGCCCCAAATCTATGGGGCACCCCAAGTGCAGGCGGCTAAAGATCGCAAGTATAAACAAGCATATGACGCTAAAGTATTAAAAAATAAAAATGCTATGGATCTTTTGCTAAAGGCTTATACAGCTAATATTGAAAAAAACAAAGTTGTTACAGCAACTAGAGAAGTTGGTATGAAGAATGATATATATGATGAATTCTTTGCTGATACTTCTAGTATTAAGATCACCCGCAGAGAGACTACGGGTAATGATCTGCTGTTAGGTGCTCAGACTGCTGAAGAACTACTGCAGATTGCGGGGGTTAAAAAACCTACGGTTAAAAACCAACAAGCAGCATATAATACTCAATTGACTGCTGCTACTGACTTGATTAATCAAGCTAAGGCAGCCAATAAATTGGGTGGTAATACTATGTTTGATATTAATAATTCTAATAGTGTAACTAAAACTACGGCTGCACAAACAACAGCAGCTGCAACACCTATTACCTATTCCTTTGATAAATATGCCTCAGGTATTAATGATGCTCTTACTAAAAAATATTCAGCTCTTGGTGAATTACAACGAGGTGGACTTCAAAATCAAACAGCTACTACAGCTGATGATGAGGCTGTTTTGTTTAAAACAAATGCAGCTTATTCAGTTCAGTCTGAGTTTGATGCCATATCAAAAAACTTTAAAAGTACTACAGATCAAATAAATACAGAATTCACTAAATATAATCAAGATCAAAAAAGAATTGGTATGTATCAGACAGCCTCTTTAAGTGAAGATCAGATGTATAAAAAAATTATAAGTGATATTGAGTCTTCTTACACTACATTTAATTCAAAAAAAGAAAAAGAATATGTTGGAGATACATATATGAATCCATCTGTTGTTAATAAAAACACAACAAGAGAAGATTATATTAAAACACTTCCAACAATAATAACACCATGAGTATATTAGATAATTTCAAATTACGGTTAAACACAAATATAGCAACACTGAGTCAATCTGATATTAGGTTAATGTTTAAAGATCTATATGAACAGGTTGGACAATTACAAACAGAGGTATTAAAACTACAAAATGAAACAAGAGACCTTCCCAAGGATCGAACTAAGGTTGATCGAGTTGCTCGACGAGATGTACCCAGTACTGGCATATGATCCTGAGATTTCAACAGAAACATTTGCACGACGATCTGCTTTTAGAGCTGGTCAAATAGAATTGATTAATAAACTAAAAGCAATATACAACAAACAAAAAGAAAGTGGTGGTATTTATGGGAGGTAGTCCTAAGATTGATGGTGGTATGACCTTAGCAGATCAGTCTAAACTTATGGCTGATGAACGAGCATTTCAAAAAGAACAAGAAACTGAACGCCGTATCGCTGCCGAAGCAACTGAAGCTCGACGAGTTCAACGAGAAGCCGCAGATAGAGAACGAATTAAGCGTGAGGAAAACGCTGCTGTTATGCAAGCAACCCAAGCTGAGCAAGCATCCATTGATGAAGCTGCTGCTCAAACAGAAGCAGAACAAAAAGGAACTATTGGTGCTTCTAATAAAACATCGTTAGATTTTCTTGGTTCTTTATATACTGGTGTAAACATTAACAAGTTATAAGGACAATATGAAATATACATTAGCCGATAGATTTTCACAACTACATTCTGCTCGTCAGTCTAAGTTAGTTCGCTCACGCTATTGTGCAGCCCTAACCATCCCCAGTCTGTTACCACCTGAAGGGTGGACTGAGGAGATGTTGTTGCCATCTCCGTTCTCTTCGGTGGGATCACGGGGTGTTACTAGTCTTGCTAGTCGAATGCTATCAGCTATGATTCCTGTGAATGATACTCCTTTCTTTAAGTTCAATCTTAAGTCTGGAGTAGAACCAACAAATGAAATCAATTCATATCTTGAAACTATGAGTTATCAGGTATACCGAAAGCTTGCAGCTTCTAATTTAAGAGAAGTTGTATATCAAGCTATTCAATCTTTGGTTGTTGTTGGAGATTCCTTGGTACATATAGAAGATGACTATAGATTTAGAACAACAAGGTTAGATCATTATGTTGTTCAACGAGCTGTGGATGGGACTGTGCAAGAGATTATCTATGTAGAATATGAACTGACAGACCCTGATGTTATCAGTAACAATGCTTATATCCCAACAACCAATAAGTTAGGATATGAAAAACAATTTTGTCAGTTGGTACGTAACAAAAAAGATATGTGGGATTATAAAAAAGAAGATGCAGATGGTAATGAACTTTCTAAAGGAACGTATGAAGTATGTCCATGTACAGCTTTACGTTGGTACGGGGTGGCTGGTGAGAACTATGGGCGATCTCATAGTGAGGATACCTTAGGTGACCTCCAGTCGCTAGACAGTTACACAAAGGCTATGCTTGATGGTATGGCAGCAGCTACGGCTTTCTGGATGTGCCTTGACCCAAGTGGTATCACTGAGATTGATGACATCTCAAACCAATCTAATGGCTCTTGGGTTCCTGCTAGGAAGGAAGATGTGTTTGTATTGTCTCCTAGTCAAACAATGAATCCTCAGATTGCTGCTGCTCAAGCAGCGGTAGAAACAATGAGACGAGAGATTGGTCAAGCATTCTTAATGACTGCTGCTGCCCTGCCTAGTGGAGATCGGGTAACAGCTACAGCTGTGCGTATGATTGGTTCTGAATTAGAAACAGTTCTTGGTGGTGCCTTTGGTGCTATTGCTAGAGACTTAATGGAACCAATTATTAAACGAGTGATCTTCTTGATGATTGAAGATAATCAACTAGACAAGAGAATGTACAATCAGTTCTTTAATAAGGATGGTACTTTAACTGTTGAAGTTGTTACAGGTCTACAAGCTTTATCACGGGATACTGATTTACAGAAGCTGATGCAAATGGGTGAGATGGTGCGTAACCTACCGCCTGAGGCATTACAAGCATTTAAGTGGGAAGAGTATGCCAAGGCTTTGATCTCGTCTCTTGGGTTTGATTCTCGTAACTGGGTTATCTCTGAAGAAGAGAAGAATCAAAAGATCCAAGAAGAGCAAGCTAGACAAGCTCAAGCAATGGCTCAACAACAATCTCAGGCTGCTTCTACTCAAGTCATGGCTGCTGCAGGAGCTAAGGCTGCTGAAATGGATATACAACAAAATGGTGGACAAGGTATAGCTAATGTCTTACAAAATTCGGGGGCTGATATGTCAGCTTTCCAAGGAATGCAATAATTATGGCTAAAAAAACAAAGTGGAAATAATCCAAGAAAGAAATACAAATGATTCATCAACATACAATGTCTCAAACAAAGCAAGCAAGAGAGAATATGTTTGTTGGAGTAACTACTTCCAATACTAATTCCTTAACGGCTTATAATGAACACGTCTCACTAACCTCTATGGCAAATGATGCCACAAGTTTGATTATTCCCTCAGGTCCCTATACACACGTACGCATTCATCCCTTGCTCCTCAGCTTCTCAACCAGTGCAGGTTTTCGAGTAACGGGTTGGTCTAAACTAGGTACTACTTACTACCCAACACTGTTGTTTGCAGGTACAATTGCAGGAGTTCAGGCTACCACAATGATTACAAACAACTCTATTGGTCTTAAAGGTACACACGGTATCACAGCAGCAGCGGGTTTGGGTGCTCAAACACTTATTAATAACTCTGCTCTGCTATCGGTGGCATCAGTAGTTGTCCCAGTGTTTGGATGTTCATTTGTTGAGGTTGATTTTATCTCAGCTACAGCTACATCAGCATACGCTAACATCTTGTACAGCTATTGTTCTATTGGTTGATGGTGTAACTCTACACCTTCACGCAGTTATTCATACGAAAGGTTACTAAATGGTTAATGACGAGACTCCAGAATTTGCATATCAAGCTGAAGAACCTGTTCCGCAGGCTCAGGTTGATCTAGCAGCTTCGGAACAATCCCTAGTGTCATCCTCCGCAGATGCTATTAATGCTAAAGAGCGGATTGCTTTTGCTGCATACGTTAAGAATCAAGGCGATACTATTCCCCCGAACTTCAAGGATGCAGGGGCTTGGTTTGATTCGCTTAAGAATGCTCAGAAAGAATACACTCAATCTCGACAAGAGATTGCTGCTTTAAAGACTAAGTACAAGGAAGATGGTGGGTCTAATCCTACCTTTGCAGAAACACCCCCAGCTATTACCCCTAAGGTAGAAACACCTGTGGTTGGTAAGGAAGAACTCAGGATTCCTGATGCTCCCGCAATCACACCAACCCCTACGGTTGTTGATGCGGTTGTCAGTCAGGATGATTGGAAGGCTTGGACTGTTGAGTATGCAACTAAGGGAACCCTTAGTGCAGAGACACAAGAATTGATTAAGACAAAAACAAAGCTTCCAGACTTTGTGATCAATGAATACATGGCAGGTCAGAAGGCTAAGATTGAAGTTGCCTATGCAAAGGCAGCTGAGGTTATTGGTGGTAAGGATAAACTTACAACCTTGTTTACTTGGGCAAGCCAGAACTTGTCAAAGCCTGAGCAAGAGAATATGAATGCCTCCTTAGCATCCCCTAACTGGGAGATTGCTTTGTTGGGGCTAAACAGTAAATATGATAAAATGAATCCTAATAACAAACAGAGTGAGCCTGTTGTTAGTGCAACCGCAGCAAAAGTACCAGTTGCATCAACTCAAGTTCCTAATCAACCTTATCGTACAAAGCGAGAGTTTGCTAATGAACGAAACAATCCTAGATTCCAGACGGATACTAAGTATCGTCAAGCTGTGGAACAAAGGATGATGAAAACAGATTTTAATAAACTACAAGCATAACTCAATTCAAGACTGAGAGTTAGCTTAGGTCTAGTAGGTAATAGAAAAACCCCCTTAGGGCAATGGTTATCTACCCTGCTAGATCACACTCAACATTAACTCCCTAAACAGGAATACTTAATGGGGTATGTAACAAACATTGTCTTACATGGTAAGAACACACTTTTATTTTGGAGATTTTAGTTATGGCAGGAGATAATTTAGCAGCATCTGAGTTAGTTTTACGTACATCACTTACGGATGGTCCTAGTGGTGGTGCAGTAGGAGCAAATAAACTTTGGCTTCCTCTGTGGAGTGGTGAAGTTATTAATGCATATGATCAGTTCAATATTTTTGAGAACCTCATCTCATCTAAGTCTTTATCTGGTGGATTCTCATACGAATTCCCAGTCACAGGACTTGTGTCTTTGAATGCATCATGGGATGCAGGAGAAGAGTTAGTTGGTGGTGACTCCAGTTCGACAACTTTCAAGGTCAACCTTGACAAGCGTCCAATGGCAGCTCACTTTGAAACAGACAATGTCGATCTCTTGATCACTCAATGGGATTATCGTTCAGAACTTGCTCGTCAAGCTGGACTCACATTGTCAAGTACCCGTGACAAGCAGATTGTTTCTGCTCTTATTGCAGCTTCGGTTGCAGCTCCTTTGGCTTCGGATCCCCGTGGCTTGGGTGTCAGTAACTTCCCAGCTCCAGCTATTGTCAGTACTGCAACTGCAGCTATTGGCGTGTCGGTTTCAACTTGCACTGAAACAGTTGCTCTTGCAATTCTTCAGGCTGTTGAAAACTATCTTGTGATTATGCAAGAAAATGATTACCCAGTGCAGAATGTAATGTGTGCAGTTCCACCAAAGGTATTCCAAGTCATCCGTGCGCTTGGTATCCCACGTGCAACAACTGCATTTGCCAATCAACCTCTGTTCACAGGGAATGATATCTACGGAGCTGGCTCAAGCATCAACACTGGTATGAATTCCTTGTCTGATTCATTGGATTACATGGGTGTAAAGATCGTCAAGACGAATCACATTCCACGTGCCACAGTTGCAGCGGGACAAGCCAAGTACAACTTGACTTGCGGAACGGTTGACATCTTCGGCATCATCTTCCAAAAGGAAGCTGTGGCTGGTTTGTCTTTGATGGGTATGAAGGTTGATTCCATTCAGGATATTCGACGCAATACTCAGTTCACGGTTGCTAGTATGCTCAAGGGAACGGGAATTCTCCGTCCTGAGTTGTGTCAGATCATGGTCGGTACCACATCTGATACGGGTGCTGATACTTCGGCTGAGATTGATACTCGAGCTGAACTCGCTACATTGTTTAGTGCTAGTACATTCATTGGCGAATATGCAGTTACTGCTTAATAGTGCTTCACTTCCTTAAATGGAATACATTTTAAATACGCCCCCAGATCTCTAACGGGATCTGGGGGTTTTTGATTCATTACACAGGAGATACAAATGGGATTTATAACAAGACTACAAGCTGTAAATCAAATGTTATTAACATCAGGAGAAAACCTTGTATCTGACCTAGAAGATGCAAGCGGTATTGACACAGGCATTGCTCAGAATATTCTTGAGCAATGCTCATTGGACTTTCAGATGCGTGGTATGGCAAACAATAAATGTATCCGTAAGATGTTAATTAACAGTAGTGGTTATTTATTGCTGCCTAGTGGTGATGGAGATGAAGAGGGTGT